AGTCCTGCCTCCGCAACAAAGATTAAATTTTATGGTTAATATCGCGGAGTGGAGCAGTTGGTAGCTCGCCAGGCTCATAACCTGGAGGTCGCATGTTCGAGTCTTGCCTCCGCAACTAAGAATGGTCGAATTTCCTTTACACAAAGGGATTTCGACCATTATCAGTTATATAGCGTTGCGGAGACTCACTCGGACAGTAGCTCGGACGCAAGTTGTTTAATAACATTGGTTGCCTAAAAAGCGAACAATGTAAAAAAATGTACACTTCAACAAAAAAACTTTTATCTACAAGAGATATAGTAGGTTATACCCTTCCGAGATTACATAAGGGTAAAAGTTGCTATGTAGATTTCTGGGCCTACGATCCTCTCACAGAAGGACTCAAGAGGAAAAAATACATGCTCGATCACCTCAAAAAAGGTGAACGAGAGAAAATTGCCACAGTACTTATAACCAAGATTTCCAACCTGCTAATGGCCGGATGGAACCCGTTCGTAAACAACGAGACATCACGTAGCTTCGCCGAATGGGAAGTTGTTGTTGAGAGATACAACGATTACACCAAGGCCGCAGAGAAAAAAGGCATCCTCAAAACCAAGACTGCTGTAGATTACCGCAGCAGAATGTCTGGTCTGTTATCCTACATCGAAGAGGCAAACATCCGAATCAAGTATGTGAATCAGTTTGACAAGATTTTAGTGGTGGATTTTTTGGACTATATTCTTCTCGATATGGAAAGGTCGCCCAAAACGCGCAATAACTACAGGACTTGGCTGTCAACATTCGCCGCATGGCTTGTTGACAGACAGTACATCACAGAGAACTTTGTGGAGAAGATTAAGATGATTAAGGAGAACGAGAAGTTCAGGGACCCGATGACACCCGAACACCTTAGAGTACTGGGAGAGTACACGAAGGAGAATTGCCCGGAATTCTACCTTGCCTGCCTTATGGAGTACTACACATTTATCCGACCTGAAGAGCTCCGGCACATTAAAATAGGCTACATATCCATCAAGGACCAGACTGTCACCATACCAGCCGAAGTAGCCAAAAACCGACGACAGCAAACGGTTGCGCTTAACGACACCATCCTCAAGACGATGATAGAGCAGGATGTATTCAAGTACACATCACAAGACTATCTATTCGGCAAGGACCTCAAACCAGGCGGTCAGCAGATAGCAATCAACAGATTCAGACAAGAGTGGGTAAAAGTCAGGAAAGCCTTAAGCTTCCCTAACTCTTATCAGTTCTACAGCCTGAAGGACTCTGGAATCAGAGACCTTGCTAACGCAGAGGGCATTGTTGCCGCACGCGACCAGGCAAGACACAGCGACATATCAGTCACAAACCATTACCTTAAGCATACCAACGTCGTCAACGAAAAGACGAAACATTTCACGGGAGAGCTATAGAATCTCATAGAAATAGCCTGTCTTCAGACGGCTTATGCCATCATCGGAAACGTTAAGTTCCAACTTTTGACAGATGAAACGACGGTTGCGGAAGATGAATATATTGGTAGGGTCAGGTAACTCATCAGTCAAGAACTTGATGCAATAGAGGTTGTGAGAGTCGATATCGACAGTCACACCTCTATTGTGTGGAAGACTGTCAAGCGATAGCGACACAGACTCCCCCACTCCTGTAAACGCAGGATACATGCGGTAGTCTGTCAGACAAATGGGGTAACGATAAAGAGGATTTTCATTGCCCATAGACGCGCGGACAATAGTAACATTGCTATTGACATTGCGCACGTAATTGCCGCTAAAGAAGAGACGCATGGTCTCGTCAGCCGACTCCTCATCAGATTTAAGCTCAGAACCTTGCATAGCATCCTGCACGGAAATGTAATAATTGCCGTCGTCATCCTTTGTCATTGCATCGAGCGATGCGTCCTTAGTGTTTGACATCGATGGCATGATGACAACAGCGTTGTCCATGCTGTCTGCGAAATGGAAAGCACTCTTGTCGGTGTAGCGTTTACGCTGCACCATAGCCACTGTAATCATCTTGAGGTCAACAACATTGTCACTCTCTTTATCACGCACAATTGGATTGAACAAGCCACATAGGGTACGCTGCTCAGAGCCACCATCATTGTTGACATACCAGATATAATAAGTATTGCCAACCCTAAAGATGGTGGTACGCCGTTCCTTGGTGGTCATTGCCTGAGCTGCTGTAGTCATAGAGTCGACGCTGTCATAGGACTTGATAGGGAAATTTTTGAGAACTGAGAGTGGAATGTACTCACGCCAGTCACGGCCTGTGGAATCGTCGAACTGAAACTCCACATTAGATGTAGCGATGTTGGCCAAGCCATCCTCATCGTACTCACTCGAGTACTCATCGAGGCAGTCATAAGAGACTGCCTCGTTGCTTGTAAGCTCGTTGGTTGCCATAATACTCACTGTCTTTGACACTTCGTCGAAGACAAAGGATGCGTTGAACAGCTTGCGGAACTCCTCAATTAAGGTATAGACAGACCAATGAGGCAAGGCATCCTTGATACTACAGGAGCGCCGAGCTGACGCGATATAGAGCCGCGACCACGGCTCAACGTCAAAGTCGTTGCGCTTGATGTTGTAGCCCTCAGATAGCAATACACGCTCCAGAACATATAACAGATTAGGCTGCACGGCCAACCACTGCATGTATGCCATAGTACCCTTAGGATAGACAACACCATCAACCTTAAGTTTGGACCATGTGGAGACCTGCAAGTAATTAGACACGCAATCGTTAGTCTCATCGTATATCGGATAGAACAAAGCCACACCTGGCTGACCGACTCGCACACCATTGCTGAGATCAACCATCAGCAGAGAAGAATTTTTGCTCGCATCGACATAAGACATGCTCAATTGTGCATATCGTTTGGCATCGATGCCGCTGACTATCTGCACTGGCGGATAGTCTATCTCATTGATATAATGAGACTCAAATCGAGAATTGTACTTAATCCTTGACTTACCTCCAACAATCTGCAGCTTGACAGTAGACTCAGAGACAGCGGTGACTGTACCCTTACCACTGATGATGAGACGGTTGTCAGCATAGAGCTTGCAATTCTCGTAAGCTTCGGTGCGCTTGTGCACATCGAAGCGATTGAGATTTGCGAACACTACTTGGTTGGCATGTAATGACATCGGGAAGGATATTTCATAGGTATAAGTACCGGAATCCTCGATGAATTGATTGGCATAGGTGACCTTAATCTTATCGGCAGTGGACGGATACGCCACCTGAGCATTGATAGAGCACTGTATCATTTAAGTACGGGAATTAAGTTGATTGTAGCGGTCGAGGTTCTTGGCCACACCTCGATCACCATCTATATACACATCTGCATGAATACCATCGGCAAGAATAGCCGACAGACGGCCAATGACATCGCGAGCCTCGCCAAGAGCAGCACTAAGCTCCGAGTTGTCAGTATTGACAGTAACCGAGGGAGCTGAGACCACCGTAGCGTTTGCTTGGCCAAGAGAGCGAGAAATGTCCGCAGCCGTAAGTGAAGAGACTGTATTGTTGCGCTGTGCCTCGTCGATGAGACGTAGAGCAGGAAGTACCTGGGGATTGTTGACAGCCTTGTGGTTGGCGACGAACTCACCCTCATGGACAACACCAGCTTCACGACGATAGCGAGAGCCACCAGTAAAACCACCCTCGTAGTAGCCAGCCTCTTGAGCTTGCTGCTGCTTCTTGATTGTGGCAATTTGGATGGCACCCGCAGCTGCAGCAATGCCAGCAGCGATAGGTGCAAGCACCATGTTAGCAGGGTAAGGGACTCCCTTCATGGCAGAGCTGTAGGCAGCAATGGCAGATAGAGCAGTCTGAGCAATAGCCTGTGCAACCTGCATGGCAGCTTGCTTGCGAGCATACTTAGACTTTATCTTGGCGACCTCCTTCTCCTTCTGTTCCTCAAGCTTCTTGGTCTTAGCCGTGTTGTTGCCGGCTGCGTTGATAAGCTTCTCATACTTCTTCTCAGTAACGGTCACCTCGTAGTCAGACTGGGCTGAGTAGTATGAGGACATCGCGCTCATCAGCGGTGAGATGGCATCCATAGCAGCCTGGAACTTGGCGACAAGACCGTTGCACATATCAGCGGTAGCCTCGCCCATGGCAGCCATAGCTTCCAGATGAGAGACAAGACCATCCTGCTCCATAGACTTGATGTTGTCGAGAGTTGACTTGTATATGTCAACATCTGAGGTGATAAAGTCCATGACACCAGAACCTTCAGGATGATCGTTGGACCAAGACGCTTTAGCATTGTTATGAGCCGTGTTATAAGCAGAGGCAGCATTACTATAGAACTGCTTACCCTTGGAATTACGGAGATTCTCGGCAGACTGTTGTTCGGCATAATGGAGCTTTATCTGCTGCAACATTTCCTGGTACTCCTTCTCCTTCAGCAGGCCCTTGGAGTGCAAAAGATCGAGACCTGCGAGAGTTATGCGCTGCTGCTCGGCAATATCCTTAGCAGCCCATTGCTCCTTGTACTGGGATAGAAGCTCATCGTAATGCTGACGAAGATACAAATCATGTTCAGTTTCGCGCTGAGTCATCTCAGCACGGGTATCGAGCCACTCTTCGGAGCCTTCCTGAAGGGCTGCTACACGGTCAGCAAGCGCAGTCATATCAATCTCGTATAGACGCTCATTGAGAGCATCTTCGTTGTGGTATATTTCAGAGCCTACATTATGAAAATCATTGTATGCTGCATTAATATGACGCTGACGCTCCTGCTCGATGTCGCTAAGCAGACCCTTTGAATGATCCTTGCTTCGTTGTAGTTGCTCATCAGCAATCTTCTCCTGCCACTGCCCATACTCCGTACCATATTTCTTGTAGATAGACTCAAGAGCCTCGTAGCCACGAATAGCGATGTCATGCTGGGCATCAAGGAACTCTTTGTAAGATTTCTTTTGGTCTCGATAAGCGATAATATTATACGCTTGCTCTTGGTCAGTCTTATCCTTAGCAGCCTTAATCTCAGCCTGGTATGCAGCCTTAGTTGCAGCCTTCATCTCACGCTCTTTTTTCTTGGCAGCAGCTTCACGCTTCTTTGCCACCTTGGAGTCGACATAATTGCCGACTTTGGAAGTGTTAGGATTGTCGGGAGAGACGGTGGAAGAGTCAGAACCACCCTTAGCGACGATAGCATTAAACTGCTTGGCCACACCTACATTCTGCTTGAGATACCTATTGATATTCTTGATACGTGCCTCCACAATGGAGGCACTCTGCTCAGACTCCTTGACAGCAGCGTTCCACTGGTCAAGCTCCTTGTGCTTGGCAATGTTAGCCTGTGTCGCCACCCTTTGCCCTGTAGGCATCATTGTGCCGAAACTTGTGTAAACTGTCTGCTGTTGAGTGCCATTGTAATAATCAGGATGGCGGTTAATCTCAGCCTGCACGGCTTTAGCAGAATGCTTATGGCGAGCAATCTCCTGGTCGAGATCAAACTTCTTGCCCTGCAGTTCCACCATTTTGTTATAGAGAGCTTGTGCCATGGCCGCATTGTTGAGGTTATCAATATATTGCTTGATAGCCTTGTTGTTGGATTCCATAAGCCCTGCCTCATTGGCCAGATTGCGATGATAACCAGGAACAAGCTTCTCAAGAGCAATCATGGCACGCTTCTTCTCGTCGTAGCTGTAGGCGTTAGAATTGACGATATTGGTAAGCTGAATAAGACGGGTCTTCTCCTCAGCTATACTCTGATTCGCCTCTTGCTGCACTTCCACCATGTCCTTGTGTGCTGCGCGCATTTTCTTCACTGCAAGCAAATTCTCATAAGCAGCCTTGTTATGCTGTCGAACAGCCTTAATAAGAGTATAGATGCCAGCGCCGAGAGCCAGAACAACTGTCAATAAGACAGCATACGGATTTGATATCGATGCAGCTCTCATCTCGTCCATGGCAATCTTAGCTTTCTTTACTTGAAAAGTAAGAAGATAATATACAGCACTTAGTGATTTCATAATACCAATTCTTGCCAATTTTAGTTTATTACCTATACTAATAACAGAATTGGCCATACTCATAGCTGCAGCATTAATTTTTATCTGAACAGTATTTGCAGCATACACAAGAGAGACAGCAGCTATGGAAGCTGCGACTGCTGCAAGTGTACCAACATGACCTTTAGTAAAGACTATCAACTGATATAGCGTCTTCACAAGAAGAGCCGTACTACTAATAGTATATTTTACGACAGGTTGCAGTTCCTTGCCAAGCTCTATGCTTAGATCTTTAAATTTCTTCTTAGCCATATCAAGTTGAGCCTGTTCTGAAGTCATCTGAGTATTAAACTCATTGATGACAGAAGTACCCTTTGCGTAAGCGTCATTAGCAATATCCTGCGCAGTCTTGATGTCAGCGAGCTTGTCAGCCATCACAGAGAACACAGCCGCACAACGTGAGCCATCCATGCCCATCTGGTCGAACATAGGAGCAAGCGAATCAAAGCCACCACGCTGCTTCATAGCACCAAAGAACTGAAGCAGAGCCTCATTTGCATCATTTTTAATAAGAGAGGAGAACTCCTTGACGCTTTTACCGGCAAGCGCAGCGAACTTGGCTGGATCCTGGAACATCTTAGCAATGAGATTCTGCATAGCTGTAGCTGCAGCTTCATCCTGCTGCATATTCTGATCGAGGACAGAAGCAAAGCCCATAATCTGCTGTTGAGTGAGACCCGCCTGTTTTCCTACACCTGCAAGGCGAGCTGTGAAGTCGACAAGATAACCAGCCGATGCGCTGCTGCTCTGAGCCAACTCATTAACAACGGAACCAGTTGCAAGCATTGCACCACGCAAGCCCTTGGTTTTGTCGTCACCGAACATCTGAGCCAATTTGCCAATGTTCTTTACAGCATCATCGCCGAGATCGTCGCCAAGCGCCACATTTATTTTATCAGCGGCATCGACAAATTCCACTGCCATTTCCTGAGAAGTAATACCAAGACGACCTGCATCGCCAGCAAGTTGATTGAGTTTCTCACGCGATGTACGAGTTTCCATCCGTTTAAAAGTCTCATTAAGTTCCTCAACTTGAGTTTTGGTAAGACCTGTATATTTAATTACATCGACCATCTCTTCGTCCATCTTTGCGAAATCTGCAGAACACTTACGTATTGCAAAAGAGACACCAGATAACGAAGCTAATCCTTGTGTAATAGCGCCCCAATTCGTGTTGAAGAAATTGACAAACTTATTCCATTTACTATATGAAATATCCTGCTCCTGGCTTATAGCAGCTATCTCCTTCTTCAGTAGTTTAGCCTTCTGACTAAGATTCTGGAAAGCTTCAGAATTATGGTCGGTATCTTTAAGTTGCTCGTTAACGAGCTTAAGCGAGGTCTCTAATTGACGAAGCGAAGAACCGCTGATATTATTGAGAGTGGCGTTAATAAGCTTGTTCTCCTCTTCCCAATGTTCAGTTCGTTGTTTGGCTTCCTCAATAGCTCGGTTATATTGAGACATGGTCGCATGAGCAGAGCGTTTGAGTTCGTCAAGACGAGCAGTACAATCAGCAAGATGTTTCTCAAGATTCTTATATTCCTCTTGAGACGTTACTGCCTTCATCTCGCGCCTTAAAGCACGCTGCACTCGCTCGATATCACCGATTGAAGCGTTAGAGAGATCATTGAGAGTCTTTATTGTATCACTGACATTAGAGCGGTAGGCATTGACATTAGCCTCCGCTGACTTAATTTCCTTGTTAATCTCTCTAATGTCCTTGACAGTTGATTTAGAATCGCTCAAGGCATCAGCCTTTTTCTTCTTAAGATCTTCGAGAGTTTTCTGTAGAGCCGTCAACTCGTTCTTTGCCTGTTGGGCATTGAGGGTTACAACGGTCTCGAACGTTTGGGTTGTTGCCATAAAAAAATGCTACTTTTGGTTGATGAGACCAAAAGTAGCACTTTATATCATTAGTATAAAAAACAAGATAAGCGATTGAAAAACTTATTTAATTTTATTCAACCTCTCACGCTCTTCCATGAGTTTCTCAAACTTGCGTAAATACCTCTCTTGCATTTCATCGAATTCCCTTTGCAATTGCTCTTTAGACTTACTACCACGTGAAGGACCTCCACTAAAGGTTTTTGTAACGGCAATGGCAACCACAAAGACTAAATACCAGAAAATTATAAAGTATATCATATAGCAGACGATTTTAATTATTATACCGCAAAGATATAAAATTATCTGCTGATTATGAAATTTTAAATGTTAAATATAAGAGTGTCTATCGCGTCGACGATAGATGAGCCAAACAACAGTTACGATGACTGCAACAACAACGAGGATAGAAGACATTATACCGATGCGGATGAAGAACTGCTCCCACTTCTCCTGCTTGCGCTCGACGAGGACCGGAACCTCAGACTGCTTGACCTTCTGTTCGAGAAGAGCCTGGTATTGAAGACGCAGGTCGCGGATGGAGTCACGAAGAACTGACTCTCTGTCTGAGGATGTGGCTGTGTGTACTGTGCGATTGTGGTCTGTGCGTACTACACGGCCAGAGGTGTCGACTACCGTAGTGGTGGAGTCGACAACTGAGGAGACGCTGCGCTGGAAGTTACGTATGATGGACGCGATAGATCGAGAGACAGACGCTGTATCGATGGACACAGAATGCTGATTGATAGTCGAGGTGTGCTGAATAGTCGGTATAGCAGATGATGTGACGACCGACGTATGATGTGACGACGAACACGCAGAGACTAATGTCATGACAAACAGCAGGAAGAGAAAGAGGAGGAGCGTGAGGGCGCGAGAATAGAATGTTGATTTCACTTTGAACAATTATTAATTATATGTTATTAATTATTGGGCGAAGCGGTTAGCTTCCCAGATACGGCGATTAAGGAGACCTTTGAGAGGCTTGCCGTTGCTGTACTTCCATTTTTTGAACTCTGCTTGGATTTGCTTGAGAGAGGCTTTCGCAAGGATTAGACGGTACAAGGTAGATTTGCGGAAATTGGTGATGCCACAATTAAAACAGAAATCGACGCAAGCATCGAACTTGCCTTGAGTGTCGAGCTGCTTGATGGAAGAACAGAAGGTCTCGCACTGTGCGAGATCCTGACGAAGCCAGGCTTCGGCTGTAGCCTTGTTGCAAACGGTCTTAGCGGTAACACCTTGTGTATGGCCATAGCCACATGTAAGTTTGCCAGCCGGGCAAATGTAAGCGCGAGAGCGGTAACTCTCGCACTGCTTGATGTAACGGATAAGTGTATCAGACGCTTTCATGCTTTGTGAAATTAAGATAATCAGACATAAACGGAATGCGCTCAACGAACTTGAACTTAAGAACGTAGTAGAGGAACGAGACAATCATATAGGGTGCAGTGTCTCGACGGAATACCTTCTTGAGATTTTTGAGGATGTTGAGCGAATAGCAATATATCACCAACCAGGTGATGCAGCTGACACACTGGAGAGCACCATCATGCTGTTGCTTGAGGTTGCCGACCGCGTAGATAGCACAACAGAGCACGAAGAAAACTGCAGCTTCCGCTATACATCTGAACGCCTTCTTGAGGTCGAAATCCTCATGATTAGCTATCATGCCAGCCATGAAACCAACGAAGAAGTTAAGAACGAAGACAATAACGAGAGAGAGCAGCTCATCTCCGATTGGGCGAAGAAAGGCAAGCAATGCTATAGCGATGCCTGCTAAGAGGTGACGAATGTGTTCAATCATTTTTTCAGTTATTAATTATTAATTACGAGGCAAAGATATATATGGATAGGCGAAAAATAAAATACGGCACGCAACTGCATGCCGTATTGAAAACATTAATAACAAATAAAATCATAGAGGCACTCTGAGCCATTTTTTTGCCTTAGTTGTGGCAGCATCGGCAAACTCACAATAAGACTGCCATTCCGCCTCATAAGCATCATGGTCAGTCTGGTGATGACGCTGTAGAGCAAGCTCATCAGACACTGTATACTTGGTGCGGATGATAGCATTGGCAAGCTCATGATAATCGGTAGGGTCAGCACACTCGACGATGAAACCGCCATCGACCTCCTCACCAGTATAGACGTAAGCCTTGTATGGAGAAGGAGTAGGTTCATCAGACTCCGTCTGAGTAGGCTGATAGTTGTCAACAACATTCTCGTTAGGATAGATGATGACACGATTGGAGTCATAGCGCAGGAAGGTGCGCGGCTCAGTATAAGCAACTGTATAATACATTTTATTCATATTACGTAAATTTGAAAAATGTTTGTCCTTTTTTGCCCTCGAACTGTTTTATCACCGTAGGTGCAGGAAGATCCTCGCGAGAGAAATCCTTTTGAGCCTGATCGATAAGCACCTTAGACCCTGTATAGGCATAGTACTCAGCATCGAGCAGAGTAGGATTGCCATCGCGGTCACGAGCCTTCTCAAACACATAAGATTCTTGCATTGAACCGTCTGGAGCCTCGATGCGAATCGTATCCACTATCTTCTTGAACTTGATGGCAAGCACCTTGGATGACACCACCTTAGTAATCTCCTGATAATTACCGGACGAGTCAGGCACCGAAACGGTGACCTTGCGCCTATCAATCTTTGAATCCTCTATTTTATAATCCTCTAACAAAATCTTTTTATTCCAGGTATCTGGTTCACCCCCCCCCGTTAACATTTGTTAAGTTATCGCATATCATTGAAAAGCTGATTTTCTGGGAGCCACGCATGTTTTCGAAAGGTGACTTAATGCGGTGAGACTTGATAATCTTACCTAACGATTTTTCCATTCCTAATTTTTTAATCAAATTTATGCAGTCGGCATGCTTAGCGTAGCCGAAGCGAGACGACTGTCTAATACGTATTTCTTCTTCGCTGAGACCTTTTTTCTTGAGTTTCGCCACATGCCGCGCAAGCTCCTGCTTGTTGTGCTTGCCAAGCAAGACACGGTCATGGTAAAACACATAGCCACAGATGCGGATGCCCATGTGTGTAGGTCTAATATTATAATCGCGGTTGATCTGAGCGTGATAGTCACGCGAAAGGATAGCAACCGCAAGAGTGCGCACAATGCCGAGCACAGTCTTGTCGGCATGACGAAAGATGATGTTGTCGACAAAGCGCGAGTAATGTGGCAGACCCGCTGCCACATAAGCACGGAACTTGTCTGCGAGATAAGTAGGGCCACGGCAGAGGTCGGCAAAATCGTCGGGCGTGCGAGCCGTGATGATGCGCCCCTCGACATATTTGCGGGTCCAGTAAGCAAGTTTTTCGGGGTCTTGGCCAATGTCGAAGAACCGCATTGCAAGGCGGTCGAAATCGGCAAGATATAGCATTCCAAAAATCTGAGATACCTTGATACCAAGGGGAGCACCTTGAAGATAAGAATCAACAACCTTAAACAGGAGACGCTGCAATTTACCCGGCTTGACCTTGCGCAGAATCTGACGCTTGAGTATAGCATGATCCATCAAAGGGAAGTAATGATGAATATCCATTGACAGATTGTAGGCAACCTCTTGCTGACTGCAGCTATACAACTCGTTGCGCAGGTGTCGCATAAGAGCGTGCTGCCCCATGTTAGGGCGAACGGCAGGACATTGCCACGCAATGTAATCATACAGAGTTGTCTCGTAGGGCAAGATGGCAGCAGCCTCAAGGACATGGTCATGAATGGGTGCGCGTGCTAACTCACGACGCTTGCGCTCCATGACCGTCTTTGGACGGTAAGGAGAAGGAAACCAAGCCTCGTCTGTAAGCTCCTGGAGAACACGCTGAAGGTTGCGCTGAAGATTTAACTCATACTCCTGAATCATCATGCGCTTATGCTTGCCATGTGAGAAATTATAAAAAGCGGCCTGAATGTTGGGAAGGTGTTCGGCTTCGCCACAATCTCGTATTCTATGCACTGCTTAAATTATTAATTATCAGTTATTAATTATATATTGCGGGATTATGGTCGGGATCTGTAAGGGAAAGGCAAGGGCCTTTCGGTGGGTAGTGGTCTGCAATTATAGACCGTCGGGTATGTCGCTCGCCTAAGGCTACGAGACTCGCCGACATCATGCGATATTTTTCTCCGATGGGAGAGGCTCACTCCTACGCAAAATTGTTGAGGAACGCGCCGTAGTTCACATTGGAAACCGTGAGACCGTTGTTAGCATTGAGCGCACAAGAGCCAGCATTGGAACCATAGCTCGCATTGCAGAACGCAGCGAGACCACGAACGCCAGATTAAGGAGATCCACCTGCAACCCTTGCGGATTGCAGGTGCAAAGATAATGAAAAATGGTGATAAACAAGTCAAAGAGCTACATTAATCTCAAAAAAATTAACGCGACGCCGCTTTTCGCGGCGCGACCGCCTACGGCGGTGGTGTCCTTTGGTCCGCTTCAGCAGACTTAGGCGACATAGAATGCCTCTGTGTCCCAGTCCTCATCTGCTTCGCAGAGGAACGCGCCGTAGCTCACAAGGGAAACCGCGAGACCGTTGTAAGCATGGAGCGCACAAGAGCCAGCATAGGAACCACAGCTCGCAACGCAGAACGCAGCGAGACCACGAACGCCAGAAGTAATGGCAGGATGATAGAAACCATCGCAATAGTAAGTAGAACCCGAGCCTCCGAACTCAAGCGGATATGCAATCATGTTGTCGAGATTCATACGCTTGCCATACAGCCAAGAAGCCTCCGACGCTGAAGTTGCCGGTATAGAACCAATCTTGGTGAACTTGCTGACACCAGTAGTGTCAACTGGAGAGGAAGTCCATTTTTTAAGCGCGTACACATCGAGAGTCTTACTTGATGTTGCTTGCACAGCACAACCGTGCATCATCATATAGATATACTGATACCAGTTCTTGAGACCGAAGAACATAGGTATGTTGTTAATGGTCTTGTTAGTGCCATCTCCTTTGGGGATAGTAACAGAGAAAACTCCTGTAGCATCGCCACGCTCTGCAAGAGCATCGATGTCGAGAGTAGCATACTGTTTACCGAAATCTTCAATGACATAATCAATTCCATTACCAAGACCGCCTTGGCGCAGACCCTCTGCAGTAAGAGCAGCCTTGTATGGAGCCTGTATATTGCGGTTGTGGAAGATAATGCGAGTGAGAGCACCAAGCGCGAATACCATCATGTACATAGACGCGCCCCAACGCGCACCATTCTTCTCGGCATACTGCTGCAGCTTGTCCTCAGCTACACTCACGACTGGCTTGCCAAAGAGAGTGTTCCACTTTGCATCGTTGTCAGGATTGTTGTCGCCACCACGATACTGAGCTGTGCGCTTGCAGAATGATACGAGAATGAGGTTAGTACGGTCAAGAGCAGCTGCGCCAGAACAAGACATGGATGCGACAGGAATTTTATAGTTCCAATGCCCAGCAATAGGAGCAGGAGATATAGCCTCACACTCATAGATATCATCCTCCCAATGTGCGTAGTACCAAGGGATGTTCCAGCCCCACTGATAGTGTCCCATAGAGCCATCGAGAGCAGCCACCCCACCAGTTGCAAACTGCTTGTGATTGTTTGGTGAGAGCTTGCGTCGCGAATGGTCGTTGCGCACAAGATAGCCGCCCAAGCCAAGAATAGACGGAAGGTTGGCCAACATAGTAAGGTCGCCGAACGGCTCACCTTCGGGTTTAGACTCAGCCTTCTTCCATCGGCAGCCACAGTAGGCTGTCTTGGAAGTGATAGCGCTGAGCGGCACAGTGCCAACCTTGTTGGACGACGGATCGTAGCCAAGAAGACGGATGGAAGAGTTCTGGTTGGAGAACTCCTCGATTTCAGAGATTTTCTTTCCCATGAGAAATATTTAATTATTAATTGGTAATTATTAATTGAATGGGGATTATAGATCCCAGCCATTGGGGTCGAGAAGAACGAAGTTGAATCCACCCTCATTGAGAGAGTCATCATCGGCTGTGAGCACGGTGAACGAGCCTTTGGACTTGGCAGCTACGCAAGCATAGACTGCCTTAGCATCGGTAGTAGTGCCGGCGATGGAGCCAGTGACTATAGGGATGTAATCATCATTAGGCACAGCCGTCACCGGGAACTTAATGGTGTATTTACCAGTCTCAACCCTTGTAACCGTGACATCATCCTTTGAAACGCCGTTGCTACTACTCCATCGAGTGAGAGTAACAGTACCAGTAGTCTTGCCTGTACGAACTGCTGTGACAGAACCCATGCAAAAGACCATTGACGGTTTAGAGTATTTATACTTGTCTATTGGCACCCTATTAATGACGATCCAGCCATAGAAACGATTGGTATCGCCATAGCCAAGCAACTCCACTATCTCACGATTTATGTAGAGATCTTTATATATGCGGCCACCCTCATAGAACTGACAACCCAGAGGAGCCGTCGCCACATAATTGTCGCTACCTCTCACTCCCAACCATTCGAAGTTGGCTATAGTCAACTTACGGCCGATGCAGCTCATAGCCCAAGGAAGCTCGAGCGCAATATTCCACCCCGACGAACTCATAGGCAGCGACACGTTGTCAAACTTATCAAGAGCAGAATAAGAAGAACCGTCTGCATTGAGAACCGTGCCCTCGTAGAGGACAAACGGCTGTCGGCAGATACCTTTGAAGATGCCGTCGTTGGCATTGACTGTACCGTTGAACGTGCCAGACTCGGCATTCACCTCGCCATGGAAGAAGCCCTGCTTGCAATGCAGCTCACCAGTACGAAAATTAATCCAAAGCGACGGAACAAACCTTGTAGAATCCTCAGGATTGTCGGCATTAAACTGGGTATAAGCGGTATCCTTCTTTGAGGAATTCTCGTCGATGGTTTCACCGTTGAGTTTTCCGAACTGCGAGAAAAGATAGTCTCCAACCATAATGGCCGAACCGAATTTGCCGAAGTCAGACATAACAATCCGGGCGAACACCATGTCATCCTTGGAAACAAGTTCCCAATCATCGTTGTCCGCCGACGGCTCGATGTTGAGAATACTAATATCTCCATCAGGTCGCCAATAGAACCCTTTGTGTGAGACAACTGGAATTAAATCTTCAGTACGTGTGTAGGTGACCCCACTCTGCCACTCACCCGCAAGATAAGACATAGGACCTGGCGAGCCTTGCGCACCCCGTGGACCTTGCGCACCCTCAGGACCACGGAACTGACCAAGAGGATTCCAAGCCTTATCACCAGCCACCCAAATATTCTTATCAATGATATAGGCATCACCTACAGCAGCAGAAGAGCCACCTAATTCTTCAGGATACCACAGTGCCAGGCCACCAGCAATAACACTATCAAGAAGCCACAGACCTTTAGCTCCGGCAGGCACATCCTCTTCAGAAGCTGCATGCCCATTAGCTGTGCCCTTGACAACGAACGAAGTGCCATCCTTGCCATTGGTACCATTAGAGCCATTGCTGACATAAGGGATGGAGATGGTGGCAACCACATTGCCACTGATGATGAGACGGAAATCAACACGCGAATACTTGGCAGCGTCGCCGGCTGAAGGCGTGAGTGTGGCAGGATTGAGGACTGGAACACTCTTGACAACAGAACCTCCTGTATCATAGTAAATCATGACTGACGCGCCACCATAAGGAGACACCTCACCACCGACGACCTTGAAAGCCGTCACCTTGACCGACTTGACAGTCGGCTCACCTTCGGAATTGAAATGCACGACGGAAGGTTCTGCAACAAGATAATAGCCCACAGCAGGCTCACCATCAGCCCCGTCCTTAGGAGCTGGGATGAGATGGTCATAAGCAACTATACCACCCATAAGCTAAGATTTTTTAGCCTCGATACGGACAGCGATACCCCCATACTTGCTGATGACATCGTAAGTAAGATTGCGCTCGGTAACGTCTTTGAGCACCTCGCCCTGCTCATTGGTGAAGGTAAAGTGGAAGGTAAAGCCAGTAACGACATTGCCCGTAGCACGTTCAATGACACGTGGGTTGTAGGTGACAGTAGAACCCACGGCAACAGCATTAGAAGCCTGAGAACGCCCGTGGATAATGTAGTACGGGTCATGCTCATCTGTGACCTCGGCAACGCCATAGTATTTCTTGCCCGAGTAAGTAACCTCACATCGGAAGACTTCGACACCCTCGACAGCGGCATTGTAGACCTTGAGATTGTTGCCCTCGAATTCATAAACCTTTGCTACTGCAGTAATGTCCTGCCACACATTGTTTACAATACGCTGCCACTTGTAAGTGGCTCCATCGACGGGTTGTCCAGACCGCTGAAGAGTGGGCACTATCTTACACCAGTCGTTGTCGTTAGAGAGGACATTGTCACCCGAGCCATCCTGACCGACATAGCTTATGTTGACCTTGTATGACTCGCCAACAGCCTCCATAATCGGGATGAGCTGCTGGCATGTGAACTGCTTGCCCTGCCAAGACGACTTATAATATATATACTTGTCCGTATGGTCAGCAGCCGTGGCGAGATTACCCTTGATTTTGAGGGCTGGGAACACTTTTTTGTTGAGTTCAATAGTAGTGACCTCAAACCTATCTGTAAATTTATCCTTGACCTTACCATTCTGAAGGATGCCACCCTCATCGGATATATTGCCATAGTACCATTGCTGACCCTCAGTCTCTGGGACAACAATACTACCCATCTTCGAAGAATAAGGCTGCGGAAAGAGGAAGACAGGATGTTGTTTAAAATCTGTCTCAATAACTGCGTTGATGGTAGGGTTCCAGTATTGCTGCAGGCCATAGCCAACATCCTCCGGTTTAACCCAAGAGACACCCATAGCTGGTGTGAGCACATCGCCATCCTCAAAGGCATAGAGGTGGTCAATCGCGGTAAATGTACTACTCATTGTGCTTAGTGATTTTTAAGTTTATTCATAATGTTCATTGCTTCGGCTTCGGTAAGCTCACGCGCTCCTTCCGCCAATGCCGACTCAACTCCCACGGCAGCTAAGTCGCCACTTGTGGCGATATAGCCGATGGTGGAATTGCCATGACGGAAATCGGTAATACCGAGACGCACGGCAAGCAGATATGGCAAGAGATAATATTTCATATATCAATATTAAATTAATTAGACACCCTCCTTGTCGGAGGTGGGGAACTGGCCACAAATGGGCGTGCAATCGGGATACACAATGTAATCGCCGTTAGGCATGGTGATGGGGACAAAGGCAGACAGCTCACGGCAGATGTCGCCCACCTCATGATTGTCGGTCATCTGGTCACGGCTGATAACAGCCTCCGTGCCGTTGCCAAGCGACTCCCAAGCAGCTTTAGCAGACGTCCGATAATACAACTCAATATCGAAATATCTCTGAGGCTGCGAGATGATGCCCTGTCGGTTAGCGACATTGACCTCCACTTTAGCCTTGCGCAAGTCCTTGGTTATAAATCGGGCGAAGGCAAACTCAGGCATATCCTCCCATTGTCCGTACCAACGACGCAGAGCCACAGCTTCAGACAGCTGCATATCAACTTTAGACTTAGGGTACGCCGTGACACGCAGCAGAACCTTCTGCACAAAATCGACATCAACGACAATTGTGCCAGAATCCTTGCCTTTGACATACCACACATCTGTAGCATCAACAATGTCAACCCAATTGCGGGCATCGTAGTCAAAGCGTTGCCACTTGTAGACACACTTATCAGCACTAACCGGCAGAGAGCCGTTAGTAAGTACAGCCTCTAGGGGGAACTGACCGTAACGCTTGAACGGCGAGAAGTACACCTTGGAAGTAGACCTAAGCTCAAGTGAGAGACTTAGCGAGGTCTCCTCAAGAGTGGTGAGAGTTTTCGACCATTTGAAATTCTGCACCTTGCCACGCGTCTTGTCAAGATAATCCGCGCTAAAATTGATTTCAACAACCTCGTTGGATGCGACATTGCGCGAGAACGTGAGCGAGTTGTCGGAACCAACCGTGTAGTCTGTGCCAGCCGTGAGCTGGCGTTTGACAAGCTTGTTGGCAGAGTAGACAGTCCACAGAACATTGACCATGCTGCTCGCATAGTCGCCCTTGGCAATAAGATGCTCAGGATCATCGATGATGAGCTGCGGCTTAAGCATGTAAGGCGTGAGCTGGCGGTTGGGTACGTAGGAACCGCTAACAGCATTGAACTTCTGCACGCTGCTACCTCCAAGCTCAAGCATCGTAAAACTGAATGATAGCGGCTCATGTACCACATTACCGCCTGTTGAATTGATTCTCATTTCAAATCATTTATTATTAATTGGATATTGAGTACTGTGCGGCATACTGCGCGCCGTCGGGGAAGGTGACGATAACACGGAAACCAACCTTAGAACCAGACTGCCAAGTTGACGGCAGGTCGGTAGTGGAAGAGACGGTAAGAGTGAGACCTACGGAACCCGTGGGATGAGTGAGGTTCCAAGCCATATCTCCATCCTTATCATTACTCTCACGTAGCCAGGTTATAGATGCAAAATCTATCTCAGACTCACGCAGCTGCATCTCAGCATTGTAGACGGTAGCGATGAGGTCGGTGGTCCACTCCTCACCTGCCCTGAAGAAGTTCCCTGCCGAGGAAACAAGGCTAACCCACATGTTGCCCCCACCGATGATGCAGACCCAGTCGGTATTGTTGAAGCGAGGCTCAGAACCTGAGCACTCTGGCACGGCACACTCCCAATAGCAGCCACCCCACCAGACACGGTCGACATAATAGCCCTTGTTAAGCTCGTCGTAGCCCTTGATATACTTACGTGACGCAGACCATTGTCCACAGTCGCGGAACTGATAGACTGGGTTGCCGAGATAGTCAACCTGAATGAAGTCCTGCGCAAGGACACCCTTGAAGTAGAGGTAAGGCTGAGACTTGGATAACACACCACGATTGATGAGGTCGCGAGTCGCCTCGATGTCGGGAGGCAGACCGATGAATCCCGCATAGTTGGAACCATGCTCATTATCCTCAACAATAGGCTTGTTGACACCCTGCAGGAAGAGCCAGCGTCCATCGTTGGATGATACGAACCACACAGACTGGCGTGTTTCGTCGACGGTATTACCCCAACGGATGACACGAGCAGCAGAGACGGGAGTCGAGTTAATGCCACCCGGACAGTCGGCACCAGGATACAAGGTGCAAAGAGCTGAATTGGAGTCGGTATCGACAGACTCCACTCGGAGCCAGAACGAGCGGTAGGTCTTGGCCCGGTCGAGGTTGTTGACCTTGCCGAGGAGGATGTCGTTAGCATGGAAAGTGACATGATCGTCGTCATATTCCTTGCGGAAGGTGAGTCTGTACTGATTGATGTCGGTATGCTCAACACTCTCGACGATGCCACGGTCGGTGAAATAGGTGTCACCCTCAAGCACATTCTGATGGTTGATAACCAGCTCATTGAATATGGCCGAACCATTGACACGGATAGAACCGCAGGTGATGGAGCCGTCAGGATTGAGCTTGATGTCGCCATTCTCGCCTACGACAGCACCCTTGAGGAGCTTGAGCAGAAAGCCGTCGGTATCCTCCATATCCTTGCGGATGAACGGAGCGTCGGCAAGATAATCGAGCAAGGCAAGGAAAGCCGAGCCTACACGCGTAGCTGTGTTGGCATGGGTGCGACGCTCATCACGTATTGTGGTGAACATCTCACGCAGGGCTGATATTTCTTGTGCAAAAGTCATAGGGCAAAGATAGAGATATGTGACGAAGATTGAAAATACAGACTACAGCTGCGAGACCGTGCGGTCGATAGTGTTGGAACCGCTGCCAAAGAGCTGATAAAGGAACGAGGAGACAAGACCATTGTAGGTAGTGCCGTAGAAGCTCGCTTCAAACTCATTAAGTCGATGTATAGAGTAGAGATACTTCTTAGAGAACCAGTCGCGAGGCTGACGGTGGTGGGGATTGGTCTTCCAGTCCTTGAGGAACTTGAGGTCGCCACCATTGCCACGGCGGTAGCCATTGCCCACGCCACGCGCCACATAGATGCCATACTCAAGGAAGTGGTGCTCGATGGTGGTGACGGGTCCGGGATGCACAATACCCTGCACCGAACTGGCGAGAGCACCAGTACGGTAGACAGGCGGAGCGAACTGCATCATGCGCTCGCGCCACATCTTGATCATGAAGTCGCTCCAGCCTTGAATCCATTTCTGATGCTCGGCATCGGTCATGCCAGGCTTAAGTCCATTCTGACTGCTCATAGCTTATATCAATAGGCTGCTCATTCTGAACCATGAAGTAAAGACCCGTGACTCCGCTGTAGGTATAGCGAGGCAGCTCGGTGGAATATATGTTGTTAAGGTTAAGGAAGGTGAGACGGTCGTCGCCGAGCGTGTCACGGTCGTGGAGCAATCGCGAGTGGAACTGTCGGAATATCTGTCGGCAGAGGTTAAGCTTAAGCTCACGGTCTGCCATATCGTCCTGACGGTAATGAGCCACGATGAACACCGTGTAGACATCGCGACGGAAGAAGCCGACACCATTGCCGAAGGTCTGTTGCGAGGTAGTATCGTCGACCATGACGAAATTCTGGTACTTTCGGAAGCCCTGCATTATGCCATCGATGGATTCCGGTCCGCTGCACAGGCAGGGATGGAAGCCATTCTCCTTGGCAAGACGGTTGGACTGCGCAAGCAGCGTGAAGTAGTCGAGTGCGGGAAAGAGGGAGTTCATAATGTTGAATGTGGAATGTGGAGTGTTGAGTGTTAGGATTTAGGGAACTTACGGCGGAACTCTTCGGCCTCCTTGGCCTTGGCGTTGAGTTCGGTGAGAGCACGCCAACAGTCAATCTGCTTGACCGACTGCTCCTTGGTGACATCGCCATCCGTAAGGGCGCGAAGCTGGACGTTGATGCTCTCAAGTATCGAGAGATCTGACATGTCGGCATCGGCAGAAACCTTGCGAAAGAAGTGCGTAAACGCCTTGGACATGACGAACTTGATGTGGCCATACCAGGCGAGAGTGGCAAGACGCTCACCAGGCGTGAGGCTGATTTCATCCGGAACTGAGCCGTCGGGCTTGCGGTAGAGAAGAGCAGCAAGGTTGTCAATATCCTCCTCACTGCGCGACTGCATGAACCGCTGATAGCGACGCTCCATGCAGAGGTAGTCGTTGAAGGTGACGATGCGATGAGTATTGACATCCTCCTGCAGTAGTTCGTGGACAGCGTGGAAACCACCGACAACCTCCAACCGATTGTCCATGGTCTCTGTGCTGTCCACAAACGATAGCTGCGAGAGGAACGAATGAATCTGCCACGACTGCAGATAGAACACCTTGCCATCCTTGACACACTTCCACCCAAACCGGTTGCGCTTGACGACTCGGATGCCCGTAAAGCGGACGAACATGTAGGTCTTGACAACCACCATGTCGGCGAAGGTGGCGAGTAGATAGAACACATAGCGAAGCTGGTCTTGTGTAAGCTCGCGCCATGATGTGGGTGAAGACAGATCCATTTGTCAATTATTTATTTGTAATTATTAATTATGCGTTGAAGACGAACGCGGAGGACTCCTTGGTATTGGCGAACGGCTCGACGTGAGCTGCCTTGTAGGCCTCGCTGCCATGATAGAGAGCATAGGTGGTGGAGTCGCTCTCAATCTCGCGTACGAGGCGGCGGTACTGGGGAGTAGCGAGGGCAGACTTGCCCATGGTAGACCACCGCGAGGTGAAGTCGCAGCAGAGCTGCAGGACAGACGCATAGGGAGTGAGGCGGTCGTGGTCGCTGCATCGGTAGGCATCGAGGAGGTCATCAACCTGCTCGTCGCCGAAGCGCAGACGCAGCTGCTCATCTGTATCGACTATAGCCGGCTGCATGTTCAGCCAATCCTGATAGGACAGCGAAGCCGTAGCCTGAGGATTGAAAAAGAAGTAGTGCTCTGTGAAGATGTAGCGTATGAAGTTGCGTGCTGCAGCCGTACAGCCCCACTCCGCCGAGCGCAAGAGATGGACGGTCATGGCTCTGGCACGGCAGAGAGCTGTGCGCAGCGACCCCTCAAGGGCATCGACACGCTGCTTGCTCGCCGGAGATATAGTGTCGTTGCTGACGATGCCGAATCCTGTAGGAGTGAGCACCAGGTCGAGCTGGCGGAACACAGAGAGGAAGCCATCGATGCAGACAAGCATGTTAAAGTAACGCTTCAACTGACTATCCTCCTCAGACTCTGTAACTCGCTTAATGCCAACATCGCCGAGCAACATGCTACAGTAATTGTCGAGGGCTGTGGCGATAGCAGGAGACACAGCCTCGTATACTTCATCGTGTGCGCTGATGCCCACGGGCAGGGCAAGCTCGAAATCTTGCTTAGTCAATTTCATGAGACGTGAATGTTAAATGTTGAATGTTAAATTATTCCTCTGCTTTATTGCCGTTGGAGTCGGCAGACACAGCCTTGGCATCCTTGTGCTCATCGAGAGTGGTGAGGACTATCATGGGGACATCGACTGTGGCACGCTCATGCCATCGGTTGTAATGCAGAATGACATGATAAGGCTTGCACATGACATCGTGGCAAGGCTTCTCAATAGCCTGCTTCAGGGTGAATAGCTCGCGCTTGTCGGAGCCGCTGTTGTTCATCTGGCTCTTGCCAGGTGTAGCTCCAACAAGGTTGGGATGGATGCCGAATTCAAAGCAGAGAGCGTTGGAAGCCTCCGACATGTCATCGCTCCAGTTGCCACCCTCCTTCTTGCTTGCATCGTTGAGAGGCACGATGCGCACCATGCGGTTCTCCTTGCCGTTAGGGTCGACGTAGTAGCCGCTGATCATCGCCTTGCCCGCATTCTCGATGCCCGTGACAAAATCGATGATGTTGCGCTTCTCTTGATTCTTGCGCTTACGACGCTCTGTCTCATCAGTAATGCCCTCGTTGTCGCAGACATTATCCCAGTAGTCATCGTGCACCTCAATCTGCACACGCGGAGCAGACGTGTTCTTAATCATATAGCGTTTGCCTATGCCTATCAGACGGTAGATGTCAAACCATGCGTCGCGGAAGATAGAGTAATAGTAAGGCACGGGATAGTACTGACAGCCCGGCGTAGCCATGCGGCTGACTATGGCAAACTTGCGGTCGGTGGTGGGCTTGCGGTTCAAGCCGGTCATGGGGTCAGGCTCCTTGCCCATGCGCACAAGCAGGTCGCCGAGAGGATTCCAATAATCAAGGAGCGGTATAGACTCTATCTTGGACTCGTCGAAAAAGCCTATGCGGAAATCGCCGTAAAACACATGCTCGATGCCTCCGCTCCGTGTGCTGGGCGCATACTCGAAACGGCAATAAGAGGCATCCTTGTTGCGCACGGTGACAATCTTCTCGCCATCGCGCGAGAGGATGATGACAGTAACCGAGAAGGAGTAGAACTTGATGTCGGTTGTCTGCTCGAGGAACACCTCCTGAAGGGAGTTGCGCAAGCAGAAGTCGAGGATATCCTTGTCCGACACGTCGCTCTTGGTATTGCGGTCAACGAAGCGCACGCCCTGGCCGTAGCAGCTCACGATGTTGAACTGCTGGCATTGTGCCGTGACCATGTTGCCCATCAGCTCCTTGCGCACACGGTAGGGCAGCTGGTCGTCGACACCCCATTGCACATACTTGTAGGGCTTGCCCTTAACTATGATGTCGCGCACGGACTGCATGCCTGGCATGTCCTCATCGTCGAAGATGGTGCTCGAGTCTACACCATATTCGGAGTTGACTGAATTTCCGGAAGAAGAAGAGCCGACACCCGACGGCACGATGCGGTAGCGACGGAACCCGTCTTTATCTGGTTTTGGAGACGTAGACTCCATAGAATAGCTATTGCTCATAAGTATACTTGTTGATTGTTGATGCGGAAGATGAACACCTGGGGAACCGTGCGAAGCAGACGGTTGCCACGCGCCTTAGGGTTGCGCAGCCGGACGTAACCGCCACGCCAGTTGACGTGATGGACGAGCCATCCCTTGTAGTGTATGACTTCGCCCGTACCGCCCTCCCAGGCGTAGATGTCGACGAGTGAGCGGTATTGATAGGCACAGTCGAGGAGACGGAGCATTTCGGAGAAATGGAGAGCCATTTTGAATGTTGAGTTTTGAATTTTGAGTTTTGAATTATTACTCAAAGGTGTTGTCGAAAGTATTGTCGAAGATGCGGCCAGAGCGCAGCACGTCGACGACGTTGTGGTTGCGCTGTGCATACTCGTAGCTGAAGGTGAAGCGCGGAAGCTCATCATCGTCGTTAGTATACTCCGACTTGGAATCAGTTATCAGAATCTCCTTGCCGATGTTGGGGTTGCCATCGCGGAAGTTGACAATGTGGATGGACTGCGAGCGGAACAGTTCGTCAACCCAGTTGGCCATGGCGAAGGAGAGGATGCCCGTGTCAGCCTTGAAGGTGCGCGTCTCGCGGATGTTGTAGTTGCGGTTGTATCTGCCTACGAATCCGCTTTCGCGCTTGTAGGTTGGCGCTACCGTGTGAGTACCGGTACAGTAGAGGAGTTCCTCCACGCCAAAGCTATTGTCGAAAACCAGGACAGGGGCGCAGTCAGGCTCGTCAAAATCGATTGAGAACCGGAACGTGCGCTCACCTGCCTGGACATCAAAACAGACTAACACATGACCATCTGCAACAAACTGGCCGGGCGACACATCGAGTGTCGTATATTTGGAGTTGCCCGCCACGGGCAGGAGCTTGAACGCCTTGGTGCTGCCATCGGCATAGTGAGCCGTGGCTGTGGCCGTGTCGGTACCTATATAGTGGAGATATTCAAGTCGGTTGACTGCTGTAGTCTTCTCGCCATCGAGAGTGGTGAGGAAGCGGGAGGAGATGAAGTCGGCCGCAGACGTGCCAACGTCGGCGGCACAATAGATGATGTCGGCGTTGAGTGTAGCCGTGGAGGTAGCAGTCGAGGAATCCTCCGCCTCTTCGCTGATGACGATGCACAATGCAACCTTAAGGCTCTGTCGGGCGTAGGGAGTGAGCAGAGTGTCAAGCTCCGTGAGAGCAATCTTGCCATCGACGGGATACAGATGCTCGGAATATATCTGAGCGCCGTCCACGGAAATAACTACCCCTGCACGGTAGCCCGTAATGGAGAACTCCACGTCGGGAATGCCCGACGAGAAGTAGGAGCCAGAGATTGATTGTAATACGGTAATCATTGCGCTTGTATTTAATTTTTACAAGTGCAAAGTTAATGGATGATGAAAGGAAATAAGAATACAAAACGAAAGCCCTGATGCTCGCAAGAACACCAGGGCAGAGAAGACGCGCCACAAGCCAGTGGCGACTAATTGTTCAATACGGAATATACCCAATCCGTGGCTTAATGTATATTGTCAGCTACTCGCCTTATACGGTTGCTAAGGTCTACGAGTGCCCCCTTGAGAATGTCCTTCTCCGAATCAGAGAATTCTATAGGCTTACGGTTGCCATCCACTCCGTCGAGCTTGTGATAGAGCCAAGAGCCAGACTTGCCGAAATATCGCTTCGCCAAGTCAGACCAAGAGATTGAGATTAGAAGGTCTTCCATCTGTGCCTTCATCGTGTCAGCTTGGTTTTGTTTTAAAGTCATTGTTGCCATAATCTTTGATTTTAGTTGATTTTTATTTGGTTTAAGCTCCCCACAATGTGGGGAGCCTCTAACGTGTCAATCTTCGTTGTCTCCTTCGAGCCATTCTACGAACAGCCGTTCAAGGTAGTACCTTAGATTCGGGTCGCCTAAAGGAAAACTCCTTCTGTAGTTTCGACCTGTCTCTATCAGGTCATACTCAAGCTCTGTAAGAGCCAACTTTTTTGTCTTTGAATTTTTCATAAAGTATATCTTTTATTGAACAATGCAAAGGTAATACTTTTATTCGTATTAGCCAAATAATTTAATACTTTTATTCGTACTATTTTACACAAAAAGAAAGGCGACACCCCGAAGGATGCCGCCACGGTTTTCCTACGACCTCAAAAAAGAATTTACAATAATAATTATACCTACTGGGATTATTCGATGAATCGCATGTCGCGCCATATTTCCCACCGTAGCGTTCCATCGGCAACAGTCTTGAGACGATAGCCATGGTTGCGGAGATAGATTACAATCAACCGCGTTGAAACCGGGTTGATAGGCTCAAGGTCCTCGTAGATGTCTTCGGTGGTCTTGTACTCCGGCGTGTAGCTATCGCCGGTGATACCCTTCTTAGGCTCTGACGAGCGGCTTGCAAAGTAATTGTCGAGCAGCACAAGATTAAAGCCTTCGAGAGGGTCTTGGCGCTGTTCATTATCGAGATATTCTTCTTCCTTCATAATGTATCTAATATGTTTTCAAGTTGTTTACTAAGTTCATTGAGATTGCGCATCAAGTCAAGCACATCCCTCATTTCTGTAGGGTTGTCCATTTCGGCGGTCTCAGCAAGCAGGTGGCTCATGGTGTCATGGATAAGCTGTATCTTGACTTCGAGGTTGTCCTTGTCGGTAAGTACTCCTATAGGGTTAGTGTTGTCGATCATTGTTCACCTCCTTCCTTCTCGACATAGCTATTGTAAGCATCAGCCCACATAATACGGTCGGAATATAATGGTGCGACGAAGAGCTTAGGTTCTCCCACCTCTGTCTTGACAAATGTGCCCTGGATAGGCATGAACTCGACTACGCAGACCCTCTCGAATATGTCTTTAGACTGTACAATCTCGCCGATGTCAAGATTGTTGACATGCTTCAGTCTGCCCGTACTATCTGTGCCAAGCTCGCTGTATATGGTTGACATACGGCGGTTTTTGCGCGGATTATACTTGTCTATGTGCTGTAGAGCCTGCAATATGTTGCGCTTGAGCAGTTGAAAGTCGTCGGTAGGGAACACAAGTCCGTGCAGACCATATTGCAGCACCTCGCAGACTTCCTTCTGGAAGTGGTTCTTGGGTGCCGGTGTAGCCTTGACCAATACAATAGAGAACGAGTCGATGTGTCGCTCTGTATAAGCCTCTATTTCCTTGTGCTGAGTATTCATAGCTTGCCTCCTTCCTTCTCTGTACCCAAAATAACATTCATAGCAGCAACACCCATTTGCATGCGAAACAATCTGGCTCTCTTGACCTCATACCTATAGCTTGTATGTATGAATTCACGTTTTGGGGTTAGTTTAACTTCACAATAAGCATTAATCTTGCGGATTAGAATCTTGTTCAACTCGCGATGCTTGCGGTATAAACCATGATTTGCATTGAGTTTCATTGCTTGCCTCCTTCCTCTGCTAAACGTTCCTCATCCTTAAGCCAGTTGTCCTCGTCCTCCTGGTTAAGCTTATAGATTTGGTAGCCCGCGAGGGGTACACAGGCGAAGGCAGCAAGCAGAGAGACCTGGGAGACTGCTGCTCCTGCTATCATGATGACGAAAGCGAGATTGACGCGGATGACCTCACGACGGGTGACGCAGAAACCGCTCATGTGGGTGAATAACTCGCTCTTAGCGTTGAGCCATGCCTTAATGTCGGCGATGCTAATGGTCAACGGGCGCAAATGAGCTGTGCGCTGAATTGATGCAGTTGTTTGCATAATGTGTAAGTTGTAGCCTTATGCCGGGAACCGCCCGGTACGGGTTGACGTAGGGGTACGAAAAAAGCGGCTCGCACTTCCTCGTCTGCTACAACTTACATGTGATCCACCACAAAGGGCTAAAAAACACGTGGAAGGCGAACCGCCGTATTCTGTCAATCTGCATCTCCACACGATGTGGAATGCTCCACATGAACAAAGGGCTTCACCCCTGGCTCGATGCGGAAAGTTACGGGCAAAAAAATAAGCCCACAACCTTAATAAATATTTTGGTCGGGCTTGAACATATATCCTCGCCCTTTGTTCATGTGGAATGCTCCACATATAAATTGTAGCGATGGCAAAGGTAGGCAATAAGATTGAGACGTGCAAGGATTTTGCGGAAAATTTTTAAAAAAAAGTTTTGTCAAGGTGTAAAATAACGATTAACTTTGCGTATAACAAACCTCAAAAGCCAACATATATGGACGAAAACACTCGCAACATTATCACGACGATAGCGACCATTATCGCTATCGTCTGTGCTGTGCTCAACTGTATAGTGACAGCTATTTCGCTGTGTGCAGCCAATTGAGCAATAAGCCGAGCAAGGCAACAAATGAAAAATCCCCCGATGCGTCACGCACCGAGGGAACAAATCGATCTTTTATATGCCGCATGGTCTGGCGGCAGTGTTGAATTGATTAAACAGTGACCATTTCAATATCTTTGGCAAGTCGGCGCAAGCCAGACTTGATTTTGTCAACCTGCTGCTTTCGCGGTTTGGAAATGCCGCTCGCATAGTGTGAGAGTTGCTTTTGGTTAATGCCCGTTATCTCCTGAAGCGCGGCAAAGGAGAATATGCCACGATAGTAGTCGAGCAACGTAGCCACGTCGAAATCATAGACAAGCTGATATTCACCATCGAAGACAGCCGGGTAGACATCACCGTCTTTGCGCCGACCTTCGAGCCAGAAATCGACACTCTCCTGAACATATACCTTAAAGCCATCAAGGTCGCCATCGTAGGCAACGACCCAGCCCGGCAACAAGTCGCAGACGCAACAATAGCCGTCTTCAGTTCGAGCCGCTTTAATCACAACATTGTTCATAATATATCTTTTTATATGTTAATCTTAAAAATAGGTGGCAGCATGACCGCCACCTTACTTTGCTGAACACCAAACCACGTTTCTATTTAATGTTAAAGGTAGGGCGGAGCGTTAGCTCCACCCCGATTTGTTAGAACCTAAGCCCCGACTGCCGTTCAATACTACTGAGGAGCCATCCGCAGATAGATGTTGAAGGCTTGCCGTTGACAGTTACAACACCATTTTTTGTAGGATGCTTGAACTCTCGGTGGTCTCCGCTGTAACGGTCTAAGTACCAGCCGTCATCAGCCAAGATTCTCAGAATCTTAGAAACTTTTACATTTTTCATAGATCGCTTGTTTAATAATTCAACATTGCAAAGGTAGTAATTTTACTACTAATAACCAAACAAAATAGTAACTATTTTACTATGAACAACAAAAAAAAGGTTGGGAGCTTCACAGCCCTCAACCTCCGAAGAAATATAAAAAAATTTGATTTATTAGAAATGACGTCCGTTAGAGACGGTCACCTAATATTATTCAAAGCAACTACTTCACAGCAGCAGACTGAATATTATACACTTCAAACCTAATAAAGATCCTTCTGAAAATTGCAATTACTTTTCCACTACAAAGGTATAAAAAAATGCTGATAAACAGCACAATAGGAGAGACAAAATCCATAAGGATTTTACCAAAACAGGGGCGGGCTGGGCGGGACATCAGACAACCACCATTTTGTTGACGTCAACAAAATGGTACCAAAAAATCCCGACCTTTGTTTAAAGGTCGGGAAATGCTTTATATCTTGCCTTCCTCCGCATAGCTGTAGTATTTTGCATCTGTAACGATAACGTGGTCTACCATATATATTCGCATTGTCTCACAAGCCTTTTTAAGTTTTAGCGTAACGTTGTCGTCGTCTCGGCTTGGTCGTGTCGTTCCGCTCGGATGGTTGTGTATAAGGGTGAGCGTGGTGGCGTTGCAGAGAAGAGCTTCGCGAAGTATCACCCTAACGTCTACGGCTGTCTCCGAAAGTCCACCGCTTGAAATCCTTACGGCTTTGATGAGCTTAAAGCGGTTGTTCATCAGAAGAACGTGGGCTTCCTCGTGGTCGGCTGTGCCCAAAATGGGGCGGAAATAACGCCACACGCTATCGGCGCTGCAAAAGTCCGTGCGCTCGGCTTGCGCTTCATGCTCGATGCGCTTGGCAAGCTCCAAAGCTGCCTTGAGCGCAATAGCCTTCTTGCTGCCGATACCTTGCACGACTTCAAAATCCTCGGTTCTTCGGCTTGTCATGGCTCTAAGGCTACCGCCACACACATTAATGAGCTGCCTTGCCTGTCGTGTGGATGCGGTTGGGTCGTTGCCTTGCCCGATAATGAGCGAAAGAAGTTCCACAATGTCAAGAGATTGGAAACCGTTGTTAACTGCCTTGTAGTCGGGACGCTCCTCACGTACCATAATTGAGAAATCATTCATAATGTATAAGTTTTTAGTTGTTAGTTGTTCGGGTTCGTGCAAGAAACATTGCACCTATAACGGTTGCGCCTACGGCTTCAAGCTCCTTGGCAAAGCTGTTGGCGGTCTCGCCTGTGGTTATAAGGTCATCAAACAGAATGACGGTCTTGCCTTGAAAGAAATCGGGGTCGGCTGACACGATATAACCATACGACTCGCTTACGATGTGTCGTGCGTTGGTGTGCTTGGCTTCACGCTGCCCAAAGATATTCACGTGAGCCGTGCCGTTCTGCACGCCAGTCAGCTTGCTCACTTGCTCGGCAAACCGCTTGAACCTTACTATATACTTGTAGTTGTTTGCAGACGGCACACAACACAAGACATAGTCTTCGCAACTTGCGCCATACCACTTGTTAAGGGTGTTAGCCACAAGACTGATGGCATAATCTGTAGCCTTGCGCTTGCCGTTCTTGAAAGCGTAAATGAAATTACGCACACGGTTAACAATTTCGTCAGCGGTACGGATGCGCTTCGGAATGTAGGTGAAATACGCTGCTGTTCTCATAATAGTCAAATTTTAAATATTTCTTAATGGAGTTCTTAATTCTCCGAGGCGAGAAAGGAGCTTTTTACACCTCCCATCTGTAGCCCGTTTGAGAGTTTTTTTTAATTCACGTCGGGTCGAATTTCGCTTTTTACGCCGCAAAAAGACGACGAAAGCAAGGCTAAAAGACAAGAAAAAGAGACTGAAATTTCACGGAAAACCGAGTTTTTAGAAGGTAGCCGTAGGAAGGAAAAACCCGGAAGGCTGCCGTGAAATTTCTGGTACTTTAGCTTGCGGTTCTTGGCTGACAGCCGTTCGTCGTAAATTCGCGGAGGAAAAACGGATTTCGATGCGATGTGCTTTTAAAAAAAGGCTCTCAAGCGGATAAGCGGAAGATGTAAAAAAATCCATTCTCCCCCGGAGAATACCCCTCGATAGCTCGCTATCGGCAGCGCTTTTGCTTCTTTTCCGCAATGAAAAGAAGTTTACAAATCAAAAAATGTCGCGTTTTCGCGTACCTATTCCATACCTGCAAAATTTAGCTACCTTATTTTCAATGAGTTATGTGGCTAAATTTTGCAGGGTGCAAGACTTTCGTCTTTGCAGCACTACACCGCCCTACGCCGAGACGGCAATTGCCTCCCTCCGACAAAGCGGAATATGCAGAGCGATGTCCCCAAGTATGTGATTTCGGCTTGCGGTCGGGCGACCATGTGTGAGGAAAAGCAGCTTGGCAATTGCCAAACAAAAAAGCCCCGAGACCTTGAAGTCCCGAGGCAGAGTGTGAAAATAAACAACTGTCTGACATTAAACAAATCAAGCCAGATGAAGTGAGCCGATGCGTAAGCTTATATCTTGCAGAGCATCATTAAAGATACGCTTCTGCTCGTCGTTGAGCGTATAAGCCTTACCACGGACAAGCGTGCCGTTAAGACGCTGCGAGAGCCATGCAGAGCTTTTGCCAAAGTATTTTTTAGCGATGTAGGACAAAGGCAACAATCTATAATCCTCGTCACTTATACGCGAGCGTAGAGCAGCCACGTCACTCTCAATGCCCTCAAGCTTGGCGTTGACAAACGCTTTGGCATCATCCCGAACATCAGCCGCATTGTCTTCAAGCCATGCTATAATCTCATTTTTCCTTGCTTCACTTGCAGCATCAGTCTTGCCTGCAAGACTGTCATACTCCTGTAAAATAGTTTCAATCCCTTTCATAGTTTATATATTTTTTAGAGCCTCTCCCGTAGGAGAGGACTCTGGTGTATCATTTCCTCTTTTTGAGTAACTCATTCAAATCATCGAGAAGCAAGTCAACTCTCTTGCTGATTTCACCCTCATCGAAATGGAGTGCTTTAGCTACTCTCATGTAGTCTGCGATTTCTCGCTTTTTTCTGTTAATAAAATACTCTAAATCTTCATCCATAGATTAAAAATTTTAATGTTAGACATGTTTATTATCACAATGCAAAGGTACATAAAATTTTTGTTATGTACAAATAAAACATAAAGAAATTTTTATGTAACAACAAAAAAAGCCACCTACGCATCACGCGCAAGTGGCAAACCCTAAACTAAATAAAAACTAAACTAAAAATGAAACAACGAAAAAGCTAAAGACATAAAGCTAACCGTATGTGTTGACTGTGCCACCAGAGCCTTGGAACACGGGCTTGGTCTCGGCACCTATGCAGAGCACGTCGAAAGCGTCGGAGCCATCGGTACGCGCCTCCAGCTTGTCCTCCTCAGTCTCGGCAAGCTTCTCACCTCGCTTGTCCTTCTTACCATTGTAGACACCTGCAGAAGTGATAGAGATGAAGAGGTCGGGATTGTTGTCGCGGTTGATGAACACCTGAAGGCGGGCACGTCCGCGGAACATATTGTTGATAAGAGCATTCTTCTCGATGTGGTTCATCGGGTTGCCCAGGTACACGTCGCGCACAGCCCACCCCATCGAGCGCAGGGACTTGATAACCTCCTTGTGCGGGTCGTTGTAGTGCAAGCCCCAGTTTGTGCCAACCATGGTGGAGTCGTAGTAGAATATCACCTGATGACGACGATGAAAATGATAGTAAGCGTTAAAGTCCTCGAGCAGCTCGGGAATCTTGCGCTCATACTTGACGAAGAACGACTTGAGGATGCGGAGCTTGGAGCCTTGCACCTGCCCCACCACAAGCCAGTTGATGAGGTTGTTGGAGTCGAATGCTATGAGCAGAGGAGCACGATCGTCGCGGTCGGCATCCATTCGGCAGTCGTTCGGGATGACTCCACCCTCGGCCTTGGCGAGATTGTGGAGGTTAAGCACAGACTCGTTGGGAGCCGTATAGAGGTTGACATCCTCACGCAGACCACCATAAAAGCCGTCCGCAGCAATGCCTATGCGCTGGCACATGATAGATGTGGCGAAGGTGAGCGGAGGAAGGTCACGCTTGGCGCGACGGATGAACTCCTCGCCAAGAAGTGCCAAGTTTTCGATAGATGAGTACTCCTTGTAGAGGAGACAATGTGAGCGGAAAAAATTAAGCTGTCGGTTAAGCTCCTCAAGACGCTTGCTTATAGCCTCATGCAGCTCAGGGCGCTTGGCCATCTTGGCACGCAGCTTCCAAACCTGGTAGATGATGCCCTCGATGACCTCGACAAGCTCAGGATCCTGCTTGTCCTTGTAGGACAGAAACCATGAACCTTTTTTAGTGACTGGCATATCTGAGGTAATAGTCATGCCATGATGCAGAGGAAAATGCTTGAAGTACATCTCATTGCCACGGTTAGCCTGAAAAGTCTCATCCTTGAGCTGCTCGAAGTCGATGAACTTAGCCTCGTCGATGATGAGGTAGTCGAGCGACATAGAGTTAGACGTACCCGAGCGGTCCTGCGAGATGATGTTGCAGACAGAGCCGTTGTAGAAGCTGATAGTGTTCTCCCAGTTGGCAGGTGTGAAGATGGGCGACTTCCAATGCAATTTCTTCCATGGTCGGCGACCAACAACATAATGCAGGTCACGCTTGAACCCCCAACGCTCGAGATGGATGAGCATTGAGGGAAGGATATTGGTGAGACAACGCTTGACAGAAGGAGCGACAAAACCACCCATCGAGCCGGGCATGCCCTGGAAACACGACTGCAAGCGTCGGGCCTGAATAGCACCCTTGCCGATACCACGACCTGCCACAATCACCTCGTCGCGAGTATTCATGGCAAGCGAGTAGTACTGGGCATCGTTGAAGTATTGTCGGTTGGGTTGTTCTGTGTTATCAATCATCTTCATCGGGTTTAGGTTCATCCTTAATCTCCTCAAAGTCAGCGTCCTGCACCATAGTATTTGAGTAGCGCTTGTAGAGAGCGCGAATCTTGCCACGGAGGTCGGGGATGCGCTCTATGCCAAGAACCGTCGGGTCGTCAGTCGGCTCAAAGTTCTGCGGCACAATCTTGTCGAACTCAAGGTCAGGCTCATCATCCTTGTCTGTGCGATTGTTAGCCACAAGCACCTTAGAGAGAGCAGCCACGGCACGCCATTCTCCTGCCTTGCGAGCTGCAGCTATGTCCTGCTCTACCGACTTGTTGATCTTCCAGCGCATGAACTCCTTGGTGGTCTGCTGCATGTTGCCAAGCAGGACCTTGGTGAGATGCAGATCCTCGTAGGCAAGAGAGCGCGAAGACTTGAACATATTCATGTCGTACTGCACAAGGTCGTTGTCGCTCTTCGAGGGGAACTGCAGCCAATACGCATATAGCCCACGAATGCGATGCAGCCTATTGAGGACAGAATCGGAGACACGCAGGTCGCGAAGCTCAGAGTCGTCGAGAGTGACGTAGCGCGAGTATTCATCGAGGTTGACGGGAAGAGGCATTTTGAGTTTTGAATTTTGAGTTTTGAATGTTGAATTACTAACTGACAGCCGACTGTGCGATGGAGAGGAGACGCTGGCACTCCTGAACAGCATACGGAGAGCCGGCCAGAGCCGTGTCGTGGAGAGTACGGCGAAGCTCAAGGGCAGTAGCAGAAACACCTTTGAGGTAGGCAGTACGGGCAGGATGGCCGACAGTATTAATATCGTCGGACAGCTGACGCTCATCAATACCCAAAAGGGCGGATATCTCCGGAGGAGTCATCATCTCCTTGGCATGAGCCTCTATCTCGGAGAGCAAGTCGGTTGAATAGTCCATTAAGTGCCAAAGATTTATCGACGATGCCTCTGAGACCGGCAAGAAGCGAGAAATAGGCTTGAGGGTCGGTGGTGAGCATGGTACACTCTGCGCGGTCGCCATAAGTCTGATTCTGCGAGCTAATGACCGACACGGTATAGTCGGCAGTCTTGACGAGGACAATCTTGGAGTGATTCTGCGCAAGATGCACATGGTCGAAACAACTCTGCATAAGCCGATAGAGCTGCACAGTCTTACGAGCAGCCTTGAGGTCGGCCACCAGAGTAGCATGTGCAATCAGGTTGCGACGGCGCAGACGCAAGAAGCCAGAGAGGAAAGCGTCGGAAGTTGAGAATGTTGACACATATACGTCGGCACGCCCGGTCTGCTTCAGGATCCAACCGAGCAAACCGAGCGTGTGTAATCCAGTACCAATATAATACTGGGCAGTAGCATCACTCAGCGGACGGAAGGGACAGACCTGCCTCATTGAGTTTAGCTAAGATATCATCGCCGATAGGGGCAGCATTTTCGAGGAGCACGGTAACGCGCTGCTGCACCTTGGCGAGCAAATTGTTGTAATCGGCGAGAGCCTTGGTGTTATCATCAGCAGAGAGAGAGGAGCGACGAAGCTCCACAAGGCGGTCGATATACTTAGTAATGTAAGAGCGAGCGTTGGAAATGTCCTTGGCAATGTCAACTGGCGAGGGAGCCGCGCCATCAGCGGCAACCTCCGAGCCTGAAGGAGCAATATAGTTGTCGTAGCGTTCGAGCTCACGCTTGTAGGTATACCATGTATCCTTGAGCTGCTGCAGATACTCGTAGCGGTCGCAAGGCTGTGTGAGAGGCAGCAGGGTCATGTAGAGACGCTTGATGTTGTACCAACGTTCCTTGTTCTGCTGCCAGATGCTGCGCACGTCGGCCGGCAGATTGTCATGGTCGGGACGGATGCCCGACGCGCGAGGGAGGAATGACATATCAGCAGGAGCATCAGAGTCCTCCGAGTCTTCAGCTGCCTCCTCCTTATTGTCGGCCATGAACTGCTGCTCCTCGTCGATAGCCTCCTTAACCTCAGGTGTGACCTCGGCATCGAGAGCTTTGACATCCTGCAGAGTCATGCGCTGGAGTCGCATAGGCAGGAACTTGTTAAGCTCATAGCGCACCTTTGACTCGAACTTAAGCGGACGGCGTATAATAGTCTGATACATAGACACATTGCGGTTGAGCTTAAGCACAAGTTCCGCACCATGAATGATGGACGCGCTATCGTGAGACTCGGCAGCAAGCCACGACTGCATATCTTGAGTTAACTTATCATCGAACATGTGAAAAAGAAATTTGGTGTTAGTAAAAAACGGTCAGCACAATCACTATGCTGACCGCTCCCTAACACGTAAAAAAATCAAACCTATTTATGAGTAAAACAAAAGAAAGCCTATGCAGCAACAGTAAGAAGCTGTCCAGTCTCACCTGAGAAATCGCCGTCGGCAGTCTCAATCTTGCCCGGATAGAACGGAGCAGGATACTCGTCGTCGGCAGCAATCTGTATAGAGGTAGAGTTGGCATCGGTTGGAGCCTTGCCAAGATCTTGCGAGAGAGTAAGCTCGGGCGTGAAAGCCTCGGAACCGAGCATACGAGCCTTGCCGTTGCGCTGGATGAAGAGATAGACCATCTCATCGTTGTTGGCCTGTGCTATGTAACCGGTAATCTTCTCCTCAGTACCAGGAGCCACGGCTGTACCAGTATTCTTAAAGGTCTTGGAACCGTAAGAACCCTGCGACTCCACCTTAAGCTCCGACTCGTTGGGGATAAGAGCAATCTTATGCCACTTCTTGTCGGATGCGAGGACGAAATCGCCCGTATATTTAGCTACAGACTCAAGATCCTTAGGAGCTTCTGCCCCGATGGTAGGCCATTTGACAATGTCGCGCTTTGAGATGCCGAAAATCCAGCCACGCACACCCGGCAGAGACTTCTGCCCTGGGCAGAAATTAATGTCTGAGTAGATAGACTCAGCGCCAGTACACTTTGTCATAGTTGTAAAATTATTAAATTATTAATTGGGGAACCCCACGAGTGGTGAGGAACCCCTAATCACTATACATAACCCTGCTTAAGCCTTCTTCTTCCAATAGCGGAGAACCTCAGGAGACACAGACTCAAACTGAGTGCCAAAGAAGTAGTTCATGATAAAGTCAACGTCGTAGTGGTTACTAAGCGACTTCTCGACCTGGAACTTATCATCATCCGTCTTCTGGTTGAAGAGGAGATAAGCGTTTTTCTTGGGCGTGAGAAGCAGGAAGTCGTCAGGCACGCAAGGTAGCGGAGCGAACTCGACATTGCTTGCGCCATCGAGCGACTTCTTGTCGTAAGCCTGGTTGTATGGCAGCGAACCGTGGTTGGTCTGGTAAGACTCAGTATAGAAGTGATAAGCCTGATCGCTCAAGAAGAGCTTGAGCTGCTGCGAGCGAAGCTTGGCAGCAGCTGCAGGATTGCCCACCTGATTCCAGTAGAAATCTTTAATAAGGTCCTCGGCGTTGTCGGCTGTGATGGACTCAGTACCCTCGACAAGGTTGCCAATGTCAGCAGATATGAGCACCTTGTTAGTATAATTAGTACCAGCGACATCATTCTCGAGGATGGTCTGGAAACCGTTGAACCACTTTGAGGTGCTTGTAGTGTCTGTAGAGTCGTGCTTTGCCGTGAACGAATTCATAAACATCTTCTCGCCAATCTTCTTGACGAGATAACCGCACACCTGTACAACAATCGGAACATTCTTGAGACCGTCGCCCTTGGTGACGTTGCTACCCCAGATGGACTGATAGATAGCGTTAGGGTCGATGCCCTGCACGATGTTGCCGAAGAAAGTTTCGAAGACGCGAGGGTCGATCTTCACATCGGCATCCTGATGCTTAGTCTTAGAATAGTTGCTAATCTCAGCATCGGTCGACATCTGGCTGACAGTCTCACGGTAGCGAATGCCGGTGCGGACATTCATGTGCTTCGCAAGCTGCTCCATCGCGAGGAAAGGCATGATGACGAACTCCTTGCGGTAGGTCTGGAAGGTCTTGGACAGCTCCTCGGCACCATAAGTGACATTACCTATTTTAATCGAAGCCATAACAATTACACATTTTTAACAAGGTTAAACACATCCTGAGCTGTAAACGACTGCTCAGCAGAATCAGGCTTATCATCGGTAGAGTCACCAGCCGAACCCTTGAGGGCTGCAATCTGCTCATCACGTTGCTTGACATCGTTCTGAGCCTGGGTGAGCTGATCCTTGACACGTTTGAGGGCAGTACCTGCCTCGTTGACAGCCTTGGAGTTGTCCTCCACCTGCTTCTTGAGCGAGTGAAGCTCATCATCGATAAGCTTCATCTGCTCCTGAGTAAGAGTGACATTGCCCTCGTCGTTGGTGGCGAAACCTTCAGCGACGTTGAGCAATGCCATGACAGAAGCGAAAATCTTAATCATCTTATTACTTTGAGAGAATTTTGGTGCGTGTTGGTTACGGAAGAGGGACTTGAGACCTTCACACGTCTTTTGAAGGAAGCTCTGAGTTGGATTGCCATCACCATCAACCACAGATGCCACCTTAGAGGCGACATCATCCGAGGCTTGCGGTTGAGGTAACGGCGGTATGCCTGCATCCTTAAATTGATTAGAGAAATCGTAGTTGTTGACGAACTGGGCAGAGAACTCGGCAGCAGCCTTCTCAGCCTGCTCATCCTCGCGGATGGAGTCGACAAGGCCGAAATCGAGAGCTTGCTGAGCAGTAAGCCAGTTGCCCCGCTTCATCTGAGCGAGGCATTCATCGACGGTCTTGCCCGTCTTGTCGGCATAGAGCGAGGCAAGCACCTCGTCGAAGTTCTTGAGGGAGTCGCGCTGCGCCTGAAGCTTGCGGACGAACGCATCAATCTGCTCCTTGTTGCTCTGCTCATATTTATAGATGAGAGTAGAAACATTATGTATCAAGAAGAAGCTGCCTTTGACAATGTCGATGGATTTGCATCCGAGCATAGCAATAGTAGCGATTGACGCGTTCATTCCGAAGGCGTGGGCATGGACGTTACCATGATCCTTGAAAGCCTGGTGCATCTCAAGGCCATCTTTGACGAAGCCACCGAGCGAACAGAATCCGACATGAACCTCCTTGCCCTTGTTATTGTTGAGCACATAGCGGACATAATCGGCCGAGCAACCACTCCACCAATCGCCGATAGTGCCAGATATTACGAAATTATATTCCATAGCTATGAATTTTCGGCAAAGATAGAGCTAAGATAGAGCGGATGAAAATACTGAGGCAAGTGAGACTAAGCCCAAAAATGAGCACGGAGACGGTCATCAACCATATACATTCTTAATAATATAAGGTGGAAGGTGGTCGGACTTGAAGGACACATTAATCTCTGTGAGCTGATTGTCGGTTATAGCCTCCGGGCAATTCTCAGTCACAACAATCTGGGTGTAGGGACGACCATTGATACCTACAAGATATTGCCTGTCATCGGTAAGGGTGACGCGGAATACCATGTGCCGTTGGCGGATAATCTTGAGTGTTTCGGGCGTGAGCAGCTTGAGAGTGGTTGTTACTATAGTATTATTGTCCTCGGTCTTGCTCGACGAGACGAGCGAAGGATGATTGCGCACGCAGATGGGAGTCCAGACGACAGACGACGGGATGTAGACCTTGCGCGAGCCTCGCCGCTCCAAGGACTTGATGTCGGTAGTGTAAGCATACTCGACAGACTTGACAATTTTGATTGATTTCATAGGAGTGAACGGTATTGAACGCACGTGAACAAAAACGGGGTTCTTGTCCGTACGAATTATAGAAAAATTAACACAATTTACTTGCTGTGGTCACGCGATGAGCGCCGCAGGTCGATGCCCGACTTGAGATAAGCGTTGCGCATGCGTTGGAAACGCATCTTGACAGTATCCTCATAATCTATGCTGATGCCATTATTCTGACACCATGCCCGGACAGCCTTCATGAGTGGGCAATGCAGAGTCTCAAAGCCGTTGAGGTCATGCCAAAGCTGGAGCCGGAACGTGTCCTCGATGCAGTCAGCCACGGCAGCACGCGCATGAGAGCCGAGGTGGTTGTAGGTGACAACCGGCTTCTGCTTGCTGTCGGGTATACAGATAGCAATCTCTCCAGGCTGACACACAGCCGGCATGGACGTAGGCTGACGGGTGAGGAAGCGACGGATGCAAGCATTCTCGGCACTCTGGTCTGGGAAGCGGACTGGAGTGCCGTAGTGGAATGTCAGCCATTGAACGATGAATGGCTTGAGCTTGAGATATACGACGAAGTTTGACACGACTGCTATATTATTAGTTATAAATTATTATTTGTGGATATTTCCCTACAAAAGTAGGAAAAATAGAACAAACATCCTTATGTTTAAGGGTGGTTTTTCCGTGTTTATTAGGATTTTCTTTTTGTATTTCTGAGTTTCCGCTGAGTCTGTTATGTTTTTGTACGAAAAGTTTGTGACAGAGTGAAAGTTTGTGACAACGCTGTAACTATCTGAATATCAAATGTTGCAAAATTAAGTCGGGGCTTATCACAAGTTTGTGACAGAGACCGAAGTTTGTGACACACCAAGACTGTTGAAATGTCGTTGCAAACTTTGTAAGTTTGTGACAACTTTGTGATGTAAGTTTGTGACAGTTTGTGACAAGCCGAAACCCCTTTATTTACTATGTTTTTAGACTTTTTTGGAACATTTTATACAAAATCACAAAGTTTTAAGACATAATAAGAGAGGGGTGTCGGGGAACAGCAGAAGGCCTCGGCGGGAGTCTCAGAGAAATGCCTGTGGAAATTTGGAACACTCTGCTACAGGTTGTTGGAATATGGGACAACGAAAAAGCGGACCGCACAGGCAATAAATACCTGGCAGTCCGCCACCCATTGAAGATTAAAGCGAAATTATGATAGAAAAAAGATTAGAACGGCCGATTGTCTTCCTCGCCATCGAACTGCAGCTGTTGCTCCTTGGGAGGCTCAGCTGCTGCATCTGTAGACATAGAGCGCACATAGAGCATATCCTTGGTCTTGCGAAGCTCAGGAGTGATCTGAACAGCTTTCTGGATGCGTCCGCTTGAATTACAATACTCCGGAGGGTTGATACAGTCAACCCAGGGGCAGAGCTTGCCGAAAGCCTTGAGCTTCTTGGTGAAGGCTTGCATTGTGATATGCTTGACATTGGCGAACCTCTGATAATCGGTGAAGACATCGTCACGCGCGATGAACTTGTCGAGGTTGTCACCTTCGGTCGAGAAATAGCCATTGGCCCAATCTTCGAAGTTGACACCCATAGCCGCCTTCAGACGGCGACGCTCCATGTTGGACATAGGAGGCTGCGGTTTGATGCCAGAATCCTTGACAGAGAGATAGTAGCGGCAGCATTGAATCCAAAAGTTGAGGTCACAGTTCCACTCCTCCTCGCTGTAGTCGTAGGCATAGAGAGTCTTGCCGAAGTCGTCGCGGATGGAGCGAGTCTCATGATAGTCATTATCCTCAGTCTTCTGGTGATACCAATCGGAGAACACCATGTACAATGATCGAGCCTCGGATGACGGGTCGAAGTCCTGGGGCACATAGTTGGTGGTGAACGCCATCTTTGGCGACTCATCGAAGCTGATGGTGAAGGAACGGTTGTTCTTTGGGTTCACATTCATGTCGGAGGTGATATTGTCGTAGAAGAGTCCGAGATTGAGATAGCGGTCGCAATCATCGACAAGCAGCATGTCTGTAAACTGGCTCACCTGGTCGAACACATGAGGGTTGTCCATCAGTTTCGGGTTACGGCCAGACAGTTTGACTGTTTTCATCAAGAAGGACAGCACCTTGAAGAAGAATGATTTGCCGGAGCGGCCATTGCATTCGTCCTCGTCGCCTATCTTATTGTCCATTGCCAACGGGGCCCAAGCCCGGACGGAGTCCTTATAGCGATGCAGCATGTAGCCGAAGGTGAATATCTTGTTAATGAGGTTACGCTTCTGTTCCTGGATCTCATAGGCAGTAAGGCCATCACCATCGATGCGGAAGGGATGAGCCTTGACATACTCCTCTGCAGACTTGCGGTCGTCCTTGAACCTGGTCTCAGTCTCAGCACGCCAATACAGACGTGACGTGTTGATAAGATAACCGAAAAAATGGCTCTTGACATTTTTAATCTTTATATCGAGAGTAATCTGGCCATCCTCGTCCTCTGACTGTGTAATCTCAAACATATCATCCAACGCCTTGAACCGATGCGGAATGACATCCTCCTCCCACACGTAGTTATGCAAGTCGTCGGCACCAGGGTCATATTCCTTGATACCATTCGACTCGCCTACAGGCTTGCACACCTCAACCGTCTTGTTAGGAAAGAAGAAGTATTGCGAGTTGGGCGTGAAGTTGATAAAGTTAAGGTCAACCTCCTGAAGCGACTCAAGAGCTGCAGGAGAGAGTTTGGTGGTATTAAGCACCAGGTTGAGGATGTTGCGATCCTCGAACCTATCAACCACCCATCGACGGATAAACTCACGAATATCCTTGACATTAACACGCTTGACAATATTGCCCTCGACACGGACGAACTGTGTATTGGCCGAGTTCTCGTCGTGCAAGGCATAGAAGCCGTTGAGCTGGAGGAAATTGTAGAGACACGCTGTGTCAATCTCAGTCTTAGGTTTGCCATCCTTGGCGAAGTATTGCACCCAAAACTTAGCCGGCATGGCTATCTTGAGCAGGTTGCGGAAGTCCTTGCGCTCGCTATGTATCTCAAGCCAGTCGCGCAAGTCCTTGCGAGGCTTACCGCGGTTATCCTTGAAGGTCTGCAGCTTGTCGGGAAGCCAAGCGGTATGGATGTCGATGAAGCGCAAGGCCAACTCACGGCCCTTGCAACGACCAGTCTCATCGATGTCTGGAATGTTATACAACACGTCGACATATTTCATTATCTCCTTGTACTCATCTACGGAGAGCTGGTAGGTCTCGGAGTTAAACCATAAAGGAGGATAGCCCATCGAGCGACAGCACAGAGAGTCACGCTCGCCAGAGCAGATGACAGCCTCAGGGAGTTTCTTTATCTTGTATGGTTTATCGTCGCCATGCTCAGCATTCCACAGTTTCTCTTCTTCATCGTTGTACTTCTTGTATGCTTTAATAAGTTCCGACAGCCCATTGATGTACGACCGGGGTTTGGCACCTGCAGGAGTGTACGAGAAGCGAAAGCCCTTGTCGCAGTTGAAAGGCTCGTACACCTTGTAGAACTTCTTCTCTGGCTGTGTAGGAGTGGCTTCCTCAATGACACACTCACGCATGAAAATCGGGTAGTTATCGGTAGAGTATTTTATGGTAGTCTTACGATCCTTGACGTTGCTTATCCATTTGACCGAGTACCAATGCAGAGCTTCGACATCAGCTTGAGTGACACGCGGGCCGAGTATCTTAAGTTCCCGTTCCGTAAACTTGTCTTTAAGCTCCCATCTGCGTGTACCATCCTTTTCATCAGCCTGAGCATCACGCTGTCGAATATCCGGTTTATTGAGAGACCGATTAAGCTCATCGCGTACACCATATTCCGCAGCTATCTGTAGTATTGCCTCGTTGAAGCGTGAGCGGTCGAAGCCCTTCTCACGCATATATAGGTCGACGGCGTTCTCGCCTCGGCCATCACCACCGAAGTCTGTAACCTGCCATATCCGACCATATTTTTTCGAGTCGTATTGCCGTAGGCAAGCCGACGGCGTGCGTTCGTTGCGAATGGCAAAGTGCTTGTTCTTCTGACCTACACAAACCTTAGCTTGCGGAAAGAGGTCGAGGATGATGTTCAAGCCACCATTTGTTTCGCTTAATATTTTTTCTACTGTTATCATTTCGCTTATTGTTTTGTTCTTCAGGGTGCAAAGTTAAAGCGTGCCACGCTCATGGGGAAAACACGCGGAGCGTGGCATGGAGTTGCAGAGTCACGTTGTCACGATTCCGTGGAGAGTTTTTCAGATTCTTCCTCGTCGACTAATCGCATAGCCTCCTTTACAGCAGCTCTAAATTTATCATTTTTCCTCATACTTTTAGCTAAAGCCATGCTAAAAACACTACATTTACCTTCCGCCCAAGTTTTTATTGGATAAGCATCCTTTACAGATGAGCACATGAAGAATACCGTACGGTTATCCTTACGGCACATATCGAACACAGCATCAACATAGCTGAATACAACCTCATTTAGATCATAAATTGCTTGAGGGTGATTAAAAGGAGGATAAGGAACCAACTGAGGAACCTGCTGTATAGATACACCATCCTCGCCAATGACCACACCAGGGCGCTCGCTATTAAGCGTACGGTAGGCAATGCCGAACTTATCCCACAGGATATAATCAGCATTCTCCAAGGCTTCATCCTCAAACTCTTTGCTCTTGCCATCTACACCAAGGCAGCAGCCTTCAGAGTATTGTATAATATGGAAGTCCTTTGACAAGACTCCGGTCTCTTTGAGAGACTCGGTAAATTTTGTATAACTATCTATTGTTATCATAATCGCATTCTATATTTTTAAGATATTCTACATATTTTAGAAGTAAACTGCACCATCGGCCGTTAAGACAGTGGCGCATGTGAGGGCACGAGTCGCATTTCATAACTTCAACTGCGCCATGAAAGTTACACCCTCTATCCAGGAATCCATTTGAGATTTCATATTAATAATTTTTTAACCTTAGTACTCTGATAATATCGCGGCAATGCTTAACGCCACACTTCTCCTTGATTCGTCGCAGCTGCACCTTGACAGTCTGTGCGTTCTTTCCAAGCCGCTCGGCAATCTTGGTAAAGGTAAGCCCCTCAAGGTAGAGGTCAGCAATCTCACGCTCACACTTAGAGAGCTTGATCATTGACTTTGGCTTGCATATAACGCCCTCATGCTCACAGATGCCTCGCAGAGGACAGCGGACCTCCTCGAAGTGCATGACACCATTGTCGAGGTCTTGAGAGAGATAGTCATGCTCGCCGAAGTTGCAGCGTATGAAACGGTCTGCGATACGGAAGGCGTCGCGCTTGTACAACAAGGATAATGTTGAGTAGCACTCTGGCCAATACTTTTTAACTCGATTGTTAACAAAATCGATAATGTCGGTGTTGAACTTGGTCAACCGTCTTGACTCCTTGCCTGGTTCCTTGTAGTATACGGAGCCATCGGGGGTGACGTAAAATTCTAATGTCTTTAATTTTTCCATATTTCTTCGTTTTTAATAGCTTCATTGCAAGCAATACGCTCGACCGTACTAAGGAAAAACCCATCGACACCTGTCAGCTTGCGACGAATTGTACTATAGTTCATATCGTAAGCAACAACCAGATATTTCAGGAAAAGTCCCTTATTCTTCTTTGACAGGTTACCATAGTAATCCTGCAGGTTCAATGAATCGATTTTATGTTCAATTTTCTTGTTCATGTCGGATTTAGTCACTAATTTTGACGCAAAGATATAAACTATTTGCTAATTATCCTTATGTGTCAGGATAAAATCTTCCTAATTTGTAAGGATTTTAACACTAATTAAAAATGAAGTACGAAAATAGCATGGTAACGAGCCAAAGAGTTAAGGAATTACTTTCCAAAAGCGGAATGACGTTCTCAGAGTTAAGCCGAAGACTATGGGGCCCAAAGTCTCACAACAGTATATCATATTTCGATTGTCGACCAGACCTAAAGGTATCTACACTAATTAAAATGGCAGAGATCTTCGGTTGTTCTTTAGATGATCTCCTTATCAAGTCGGACAACAGCTCGGACACTCCGAACATACAAGGAAATAATAATGTTGTTAACAGTAACTATGTCAACACCGATGTTACTACACTCAGAGCTGAAATAAAGGCCCTGAAAATGGTAATCTGCGAGAAAGACCAGAGGATTGAAGACTTAAAAAATACTAATAAAGAGCTTGGTCAACGCTTAGACTACGTTCTGCAAATAGGACGTGAAAAGGACCATAAATAAGAATATTGAACCCCAAAAGTGATCAATGTTATTAAGATTTCTGTCTGAAACCCGGGAATATAAGGAATCGCCCATCTTGCCTCCGCAACTAATAACGACATAGCAAGTTGTAAAGCAACGGGTTATGTCGTTTTTCATTTTATACTGCGACAAATCTACGACAAAGATTTTGTACGGATCAAATAATATTGTT